CCTATAAAAATTAATAAATTATGAAATTAGAACAAAAATTTGCAGAAATTTTAACATTTACAGAAATAGAAGGTTGTTATGAACAGTGTATTGATTGTGTAAAAATATCAGAAGAATTCGCTATTGATTTTTTAGATTGGATATTTAGTAAAGATGTGACAATAATTAAAGATAAAAATATCTATACAAGAAAAGAACTTTTAGAAATTTACAAAAATGAAAATAGCAAGACCTAAAACAGAAAGTTACTTTAATTATTTGGAAGGAGATTGCGGAAAGCCTATAAAATATTATTATAAAAAAGGATTTTGGAAAAGATACGGACGCAAAAAATTCTTTCGTAATATTTTTAAACGCTCCAACCAAGCTGGAATATAACTACTCAATAATATCACGCTAATTGTCAAAAATGAACTATATCAACAACTCAAAGATAAATGTATTTTCAATTTACAAAAATTATCCATTTATAGTAAAAGATGAATACGGAGAATTATATCAGTTGCAACACTTCAAAGGAGAGCGTACAAGATCATTAAAAAAGTTGGTAGTTAGTAATGGTAGGGTAAGAATAGAGTCAAAGTGGGTTAAATTATCCACTTTGACTAATTTAGAAATAGTAATTAATAGTATAAAAACTTTTGAGCCAAAATTAACAAAACAAGATTTAATTGAATCTATGGCTTTTTAGGTAGAACAAAATAAAAAAAAACAAACACAATATAAAAAATAAGCCTAAATATAAATAAGTGTTATTTTTCCGCTCAACTATTTTAGTTTTTTCAATCGTTATGGTCTTAACTATATTAGCATATTTCCAATTTATAACCTCTTTGTATTTAGTATTTGAAACAATAACATTTACATACTCTTTACCATCTACTAAATATGGCTTAGAGTTATCAAAAGGAGTGAATGTTATGTTACTACCTAAAACTATTTTCGATCCGTTAGAATAGGTATTATTAACGTTTATCTGTTCTTTAGACTGAATATCTGTGTTACGTGTACCGCCACAGCTAGCGATTAATAAAGCTACTAGAATTATCGCTATTTTTGAAAAGCCATTTACTGATAAAGTCCCAAATTTTTTCCATGATGATAGTTTTTTCATAGTATATTGCAAATTATATGCTAAAATATTGAGCTACCTCTGATTTTCTCCTGCCTATAAGCTCTTTATTTTTAGTCCACATCATAAAAGCATTTGCAATAGTTGGATCGTTAGGATTTATATTTACACGTCTTAAAACAGTGCTGGTTCTAAATCCATTAATACCGATGTTGTAGGCTAGAGATACAAGAGCATTAAATTGATTTTGGTTAACTTTTACTTTTAATAATGCGAAAACATCCTTTGCGAAATTATCACTTACTACCTTTCCTAATTTATAGGCTTCACGAATAGATAACGGTTTATCCTTCATCGTGACTCTTTTACCATCCAAATAAAAAGTATTACCCATTGCTATAGTAGGTATTCCTTGAGTATCTAAATAAGGCTTTAATCTTAAACCTTCTCTTTCGTGTAATGCGTTGTATCCTTTATCGTCTAATCTCATATTTCTATTCTTTAAATTCAATTTCTAAACCGTTCATTTTAGGAGTGAAAGTAGCTAGTAATGTACTGTCTTTTTTAAACTTTACAATATGCTCAACTCCTTTATCTATAAAAAAACTTTCTCCTCTGTTATAAATCTTTATTCCTTTAGGTGTTATTAATTCAACTTCACCATCTAAAACAAAAGTTAATTCATCGCTAAATAAGTGGTAATGCTTAGATACTTCACTATCTTTTATACCTTTAAATATTAAATTAGTAGAGTCTAATTTTAAATCTAAACCTACCCATTGATTATCTGATTCTAAAAAATTACTCCAAACTTTAGGAATGTTTTTTATATCATTTACCTCAATACCATCCTCTAATATCAATCTTGCATTTGCTTTAAAAATATTTAATATATCTTTAGCGTCCATTATGTACCTCCTTTTTTAACTTGTCGTGATCTATTTTTAACCTCTCGTATTTACGCTCTAATTCATCGTATTTTTTTGATAATTCGTTGTATAAACGCTCCCAATTTTGTGAAACCTCAACCTCTTTAGTATAAGCTAAAGACATTTGATTAAATTGGTTTTGAATATCTAAATTACTTTGTTTTACCCTTGCTAACTCTTCAATAACTTCGTTCATTCTATCTTTATACTGAGTCAAAAAAGAGGTGTACATCTCACTCATAGCCTTAACGCTATCTGTATTGTTTTTTTGTCGTCCTCCAAAATACCAAGCCGAAGGAATACCAACTAAACCGAGTAATGCAATAAATAAATTAAGTAAGTGTTCCGACATTCTTTTTTATGATTGATAACCAAACGGTTACTATTAATATTAACGTATAAACTACATAATACAATTCTATACTCAAAAATGATTTAATTAAAAACAATTGAAGGAAAGAAACAATGTATAATACAAATATAATATTTTTTGTAAGATAGTATTTGATATTTACGCAAAAATGTATTATAAAAAACACTATAAAAATAGTATCTAAGTCATTTAATTCTTTGTAATTGTAATAGTAAAAATCTGAATAGTAGATTAACGACAAAAAAACCCGCCATGTTACAATAAGTAAAGGCGGGAATGTTTTTAAATTAATCATTTCTTTGGTCTTGGTGGTGGTTCAGGTAGCCCTAAATCATCCGAAACTATTTTTTGTGTGCTAGGAGCAGTAAAAAAGTTTTTAGTTAAATACCCTAACGCTCCAGCAATAGCAGCCATAAAAATAGATTTCCATTCAAACACTAATACACCTGCATCTAGTGACTGCTGAACAATTACGAATACGGGTGTAAGTATTGCAACTACTAGCCCTTTAAGAGCGTCCTTCCAACCTAAACTTAAAAAATTTGAATCCTTCATTTGTTATTTATTTACGTGTTAATTTTAATTTTAATAGTGCTAAATCTTCGATGTACTTATTTGTTTCGCCCCAGTTAGCAAATTCCTTTTCTGTTAGTTGTAAATTACCCTCATCTATTTTAAGCTTTTTAGCGTCGAAAATAGAGTAATACAGTTGACAAGTCTTGTCTGTAGTTTTGAATGTTAAAACCGATACAGAAACGCTATCTGCGACTTTGTTTATCCCTATAGTTACGGGTGTTATCTTTTGAGCCTTTGCTCCTATTGATGCTAAAATAATAGCTGTAAAAATTAGTTTTTTCATTGTGTTTATATTTACCAAGTTGTTAATGCCGATCTTACCCATGTATTAGTTGCAGTACATACATAAATATGTGTAGATGTCACTCTTATCTCTCCCGTTGTTCCTGTAGCTGTTGCGCTTGCTGGTGCAGTGTTTAAAGCGGTCAAGTTATATTGTGCAGATGAAATAATACCTAAGTCGCTTATTTTCGCTACTTCTGTCCCATTTCTCAAAACCGATAAAGGTGTTGAAGTATCAACTACCCCGTTTACAGCTAGTTTATTAGATAAAACTAACATGTTTGATACTGTTGGATTATTTTGAGCTGGTTCTATTTTAATACCTACTGTGTTAGCCCCGAATGGTTCTGCTAGTAAACCTGTAGCGCCTGATACATTAGGCTTTACTATTAATCCAGCTTGTGACGCAGAATTATTAGTTACTCTAATTACGGCACTAGTAGCATCACTTGCGTTTGTTACAAATAATCCTGATGGGTTAGCTAAAGAATTAGTGAAAGACTTAGCTCCCGATACAGTCTGATTTCCTGTAAGCAATACCGCATTTGCAGGACTAGCAAAAGTACTATAAGGTACACTCTCAACTGCTTTTGTAGTTGCGTTATACGTTAATAACGGTGGCGTACCGCTTGAAGTTGTTGGTGTTGTTGTTATTGCTAAACTTCCAACTTTTGCTGAGCCGTTAACGTTTAATAAAGTGCCATCATCTGTAGTCGTATTTATTAAAAAATTACCGCCTGTAGTAAGTCTTGCACGCTCTGTTGCACCCGTCAAAAAAACTAAATTACTTAAAGTTCTAATCATAAAATTATTACCTCCTCCAAAGAAGAAAGGTGTACCTATATTACCTATCTCTGTTCCATTTTGTAAAAAAGAAAAGTAATTAAGTGCAGAATCATAACTTAGAGTACCGTTATTTTGGCTTAAAGAAGAGTTTATAAAATTACCTGTAGCATTTGTAATAGGTATATTGTTTTGAGTAGATGAATTGCTAGGCTTAGTATTTAGCTGATTTAAAGTAACCGCATTATTCCCACTTATCCCATTACTTATAGATAGTGTACCATTTATTTGAACTTTATCTGTATTATTGTCTATATCTGTTCCAAATCCATAACGACCATCTATAGCATTGAAGTAAGAAAATCCTCCACCGAAACCGCTTCCGTTAGCTCTTATCCTAACAGTAGGAACTCCGCCCGTTAAGCCGTAATTATATAAATCTATTTTTCCGTGATTAACACCTTTGAAACCATCAAAAACAGCATATCCCTCAGCTGCAGTATCACCTCCTATCTTAACTTTGTCGTCAATATATATGTTATTAAAATTATCTGAAAATTTAGCTTGTTTTGGCGATATAATACCATTAGCAACAACACTAGAAACCAATTGATGACCCGCATCGTTTGGGTGTAATCCATCAGGTAGATAAGAAGCCTGCCCATTTATCCCGCTATTTGCATAAGTATCTATTACTGGAATAGATAAAGCATTAGCAATAGCTATCTCGACATCTACAAAGTGTCTTAACTTCAACGCACCACTCCAAGCTGTCGAAGTTTGTAACGGCGTTAAAACTATTATTTTTGCAGTTGGGTACTTATTTTTAATTGTTTCTAAATTATATCTAAAAGCCTCTGCAAATGATAAAGTTTGATCTAAACTTGCGAAAGATTTAGCTAAAACAGCATTAACATCTCCTATAGTATTATCTATATCCCAATCGTTCACACCTGCCATTATTGTAACCAATGTAGCCGTTGCAGGTGCGCTTGCTATTGTGCTACTTAGTGTTGTACGGCTAGGACTGGGTTTTACAGTTAAAGCTGAAACTCCTTTATTGGTAAAAGCTCTAAAATTGAAACGGGTATTTAAAAGTGTAGCGTAACTTGTTAAACCTCCTGTTGAGCCTACACCGTAAGTGATTGAATCACCAAAAGCAACGTAATCTGTAGTTGTTGGGTCTATAGTATTACTTAAGTTTTTGATAGCGACTAAAGACGCTTTCTCCGCTACGGTTAAGTGTTGATAGTCTCCCGTATTTAAGCCCCCTAATTCGTTGTGATCAGGGATAACTCCCGCAGCGAATTCTGTATTAAAAGGGCTAGCGATGTTTAATACCGTATCGTCTTTTTTCACGATTACCCTACCAACTATTACGCCTAATTGTTGAAGCTCTACGGGTAATACAGCGGGTCTTGGCGCTGCTTGTGCCAAACTTAAGCTATTGTACTCCGTAGTGCCTAATAGCACGTATAATTTGCTAGGGCTATTAACTAAAGTGTAGACAAAATCTGTTCTATATTTATTCGTGCCTAAAGTTGTTAAAACTCCCGAATTACTATACTGAGTGTTATTAATATTCGTTAAGCCTGCCGTTCTTATCCACGTACCTCCACTATTTTGATAGGCTTGTGTAAACGTACTACCGGTATTAGTATTGAAGGCTGGAACGTCTAAACGAATAAGCCCTGAGTAAGTGATACCTGCTGTAGTTGCTATCTTTAAAGATGCTGGCGTACTAATGACTAAACCCGTTTCTCGTTTAATAGATTCCGTAAATAAATATCTAGTTCGTAACTTTGCATTTGGGTCTGAATTACTACCAACTAGCGAGATATAATGTACCGTAGTGCCTACTCTAGCTGCTACTATCGCAATACTATTAGTTTGCGTGTCAATTCCCGTTCCCGTAGTGTTTAATACCAAACTAGGTGAGCCACCGTTATAGCTAACCGTTACATAGTTAGTGATTCCATCGACTAAAGGGATGTTATTATAAGCTGCTAAAGGATACTTAATAATAGGCGCATACTGATCATTTGTTGCCCTTAAATAAGCTATACCACTTGAAACATTTATTGTTCCGTTGCCGTTATCCGTAACAGTGAAACCGCTAAATGCACCAGCTGAAATAGTAGTTTTTAAATCTAAGGCGTTCGTTGTTGCTGTTGGGGTGGGTAAATTGCTAGGTATTACTTTACCATAAGTACCATCAGCACCCTCAGTAACTAAGTTAATAGGATCTGTTATAGTTGCACTTCCTGTATTTCTAATCCCGTTTGCAAATTTAGTTTCTTTTCCCGTACTTACTTGTGCGTAAGTCGAAACCGTTACTAATAATAAAAAAAGTATTTTCTTCATGTGTTTATTGATAAAATATTACTATGTAATTGTTAACCTCTGTAGGCTCGTTCAAAGTTACAATATTACCAGATTGCGTCCAAGTGTTTATTAATGTTGTATTGTTGCTTGTAGATTTCCAATGCTGTGTACCGTTGTTATAAACTTGTTTACACGCTGTATTATCAGGGATTTCAAATGTTTGGCTACCATCTACAGAAACTACATAATCAATAGATAATAATACTTTATCTACGTTTGGGACATTAGTATCTAAAGAACCATCTGTAATTAAAGTAATAGAAAATAAAACAGTATTCTCTGGTGTTTGTGGCGTTATTGGATTATTCACGCTCTCAACACCTTCAACTCTTTGTGCTGAGTTTAAATCATCAAAAACTATTAAATCTAAACGCTGATTTCCTGAACTTGAATAAGGAAAATTTATTACAATAGGTACTGTATTAGTGTAATTTTGGTTATTTATTTGCCAAACCCAACCGCTATTAATTGTCAAATCTTGACCTACTAAAGAATAGTTACCGTAAACTAATATTTTACCGTTGCTTGGTTTCCCTGCTATGTAATCAGGTGCATCAGGATCTTGTTGAGCATAATTTGGTATTACATTTTTTTGCGCTTCGAATTCAATACCATCTAATTTATCTTTTAAAGTAGTTGTAAAATCGTTTGTACTAAGTCCTTTTCCTGCTACCTTTTCAACCTTCTTTGCGTTTAACTCTGTAAAATTTTCGTTTGTTTTTACAAAGCCATTTCTTAAAGTATCGCCTAAGTTGTCGTTAGGTGTAGATGTGTTTATATTTTGTATTAATGCCATGGAAAATCTGTATCTACGTTAATACTAATACTTTTTAATTCAGGTAAGTCTAAAGGCTCTACAAATTCCTTAAAATTAGCTTCTACATTTGCAGTAAGTTTTGAATATCTTAAAACTAATTTAGCTACCTCTTCTTCACTTAACAACTGTAAGTTATCTCCTGTAATTTTGTGTAGTCCATTTTCACTTACTTTATAACCTCCGAAATCTACAAACAAAGTAGCAGTTTGAAACGATAAAATATCTTTTACATATTCATCATAAATAGTTAGATATACACCGCTTAAATCATTATTATCTACTCCTTCATATATCTTATTATACAAAGACAATCCTAAAAAAGATTTTAAATAAGTAGTCTGAGCTGTTAAAATCATAGGATTTAAACTATCTACATCTATGTTGCCACTAAATAAAGTTCGTTGTATAACGTCCTCTGCTTCTATCATTAATCTTATCTCACTCATTGCTATTGTTATCTAGTTTTTCCTCTGTAAAATCTTTAAAATCTAGGTTATAAAGTGGATCTATAGCTTTAAAAATAGGTGCTAATCCAGCTAATAAAACCTCTCTAGATGGATTTATAACTCTTCTAAATACTGATTTAGTGGCTACTGCTATTTCATCAGCATTACTAGAGAATCCTGTTTTAGACCCTGCTAATAAAATACTAGGGTATGAATGTGCTATAAGTATTTTTCTTTCTGCTTCCTCTGTATAGTTCACATAAGTTGCATTTACATTTGGTGGATCTATGTTATCGACTACTATTGCATTTTCAGGTGTTGCATTAATTGATACAGTAACTCTTTGACCTTTTACACCACTAAATTTATCTCTTATTTTTGTAGCTAAAATATCTTTCTCTGTATCTGTTAATCCTTTACCACCTACCCAATTGATTACTTTTTGACCTGTAAAGCCTGTAGATATATCTGTGTAGGAATGTTGTGCCATTAATCCCTCATCTTGCGCCCAACGTAAAGCAGGAAACCAATCTGGCTTGCTAAATAAAGGTTCGTTCGAAGGTCTTTTAATGATTAACATCTGCGTATCATTATCAGGATTATCTTTATCAAATTTAGCCCTAAATTGTGGTGTATATTTCCACTTTTTGCACCAATCATAAGAATACCAATAACCGTTAACTTTCATTCTTTCGTCAAGATTTAAAGCGGTGGTATCTATTGGTAAATGAAATATTTTAGCAGGTTTACCACCATACCAAACGATCTCAATTGCACATTGTCCTTGTGTCTTATAATCTTGAACCATTAACCTTACATCTTGATCTGATATTACATCACTAACGCTTTTACCGTTAGAAAATAAACCTTCACCAATTATTAAGTTAACTATATCATTAATACACGCTGAATTTGTTACGCTATCATCGTAAGCATCAGCATACATTTTGTAATTTTCGTTGTTTGTACCGTTCAAAACATATTTAGTCCCTACAATTACCTCTTTAATTGTTGGAACATAAGCAGAAAAAGTTTGTAAGCTTAATCTGTTTTCGTCTTGAATCTCTGTATTGTTTGTTTCGATGGTGTGTAATTTTGAATGTCTGTATTTTCCTTAACTACAATCGCTTTACCTCTGTAAACTATTGTATCTGTAGTTTCGTTTTTTATCGAAATCTCTAATTTATCACCCGATTTAAATGCTTCGGGAATATCAAAAGTAAATATTAATCTACCATTATGCATATAATGTATCAATTCAATATCAGTACTTTCTTGGTTCGATTCTTTGATAGCTGTTAAAACCAAACTATCACTAAAAAAAGGCGCAATTCTAGGAACTGCGCTCAATTTTAAAATGGTATTTAGTTCGATAACTATCATTAAGCAGTTGCTACTATAGCAGAATTATAATCCTCTACTGCTGGAGCTGTTAATGTTTGCTTAAAAATCGGCTCAGTTGTTGCAAATGTAAATACAAATCCTTGAGCATCTGTACTTTCAACTACTGTTAAAATCTCAGCACCGTTTACAGTACCCGCTACTTCAATAGTACTTGCAGCGTCATTGCTTTCTAAAAATACATTCCAAACTCCATCTAGTAAAGCCTGAGCGTCGTTAAGATTTTTAATTCTATCGCAATACATTAAAGCAAATGTACCTGTACCCGCTTTATCAGAAGTCATTGTAGCCATATCTTTAGTAGCTGTTTCAATGAAATTATCAGCAGGGTTTTTAACCTCAAATCTGTATATTGAAGTCATACCTACAGGTAATTCTAAAACACCCGTTGGAGAAGTAGCTATAAGATTGGCTTTATCCCAAGCAGAAAAAGAAATAGCTTTGTAACCTTTTGGTTTAGCATATCCCGTTTTTTTTCTTGAAGCCGTTAATGTTGTTCCACACATATTATTTATTTTTTAAAAACCGCCCTAATTAAAGAGCGGTTATGATTAATTTATCCGTTGTAAAGAACGTTCCATTTTTGCTTAACAACCCATGTATTCATTGAGTTGATAAGTTTCAAAATTCTACGAGTTGAAGCGTTAGCCTCTTTCTCGATAATCAACTGAGAAGAATCAGAAAGTAAATCCATAACTAATTTAAAGTTATTTTTTTGCCCTGCGATTCTGAAACCGATAAGATCAACAAAAACGATTTTCAAATCATTAAAGTACATATCATTAAATGAAGTACCAACGAAGTTTTCTTGTAAAGCAACGCCTTGAACTTTGTTTACAGATTTGATTAGTTTGTAATCAGATTTAGGAACCATTAATACAGGCGCTTCATCTCCGCTTTTTACTAATACATCGTGAGGTATTGCGTTATATATTTTTAAGTACTCAGCTACAATGTTTGCACTTGTAACAGTTGTACCTGTAACTTTTAAATAGTCACCTAAACCTGCACCTGCTACTGCTTTGCTTTGAGAATCATTATATAACATTGTTGCAGGGATAGAATCAAAGAATGTAGTAGGCATTGCAGCAACTAATGTTTGAGCACCTGCTGTGATTGAACCCTGACCCGCCCCAGGCGTTAATGCTGCGATAGCTGCTTTTGTAGCTGCTGTTGCTCCGTTCCATACATGAGATTCTAATTTAGCACCAACCGCTGGCTGCACTTGAATTAAAACTTTTTTATCAAATTCATCTGAAACCACATTGTAAGCACCTGCTGACATTGTTTTTTCAAAACGTGTACCTTTTAAAGAGCTTTCATCGATGATACCCTCAACATTGAAAGTCTTAAGATTTACGATTGATTTTTGTGCTTTTAAATTAACGTTATCAGCGGTAACTGCTCCGTAATTTGCATCTGTAAAAGTGATCTCAGCTGAACTTTCGTAAATGTCCATTCCTGATTTGTGACCTTCTACAAGCTCAATTGTTTCACCTCTGAAAGTTGGAGAATCTGCATAGATTTCTTGTACGATTTCTGCGTACTCACCTCTTTCTGTTTTTGTTCCTGTGTATGCTACTGCCATTTGTTATTTTTGTTTTAAGTGTTTAATATCATTTTCGAGCCATTCAATTTGCTCTTTTTCTAAATTACCTTTGCAGTATTCTGCTACTGTTTTTTTTGATTCCTTTACCGCTGCTAAAAAAGAAATATAACTAACTCCTTTATCAAACGGATTTAAAAATTCTGTTTTTGCCATAATTACAATAATCCTCTATTATACTTTGCTTTCTGTAGATTAGTCATTTTATCGTAAGACAATTCTACTTGTGTTGGCTCAGGCTGTACCCTCTTAGCTTCGATTATTTCAGCTTCTAACTTTTCAATTTTAGCCTTGTAATCTGCTTCGTTTGTTTCGTTAGCCATTTGAGTCTCTTGTGATTTAGAAATCTCAGCTTTTAAATCAGCTACTTCAGTTTCAAGTTCTAAAATTCGAGCTTGTGCCATTGCTAATTCATCAGTACCACCTGCTGGATCTGCTACTGGCGCATCTTCAATAGGCTCTATCTCAGAGATAGCACCCATGTCATCCGTTTTATACTTGTTTCCATTTGCTTCAAATTCAGCGTTAGGCATTACATTACCATCCATATCAGTGATAATTGAGCCAACTTCTAAACTAGAACCAAAGAAACCCGTTGCAACCTCCGTTGTAGGATCGGCTGCGAATAATGCTTTAATATGCGCAAAGGCATATTGCATTAAATTTGGTTTATTCATATCCTCTTTTTTAAATGTTACTAAATTAGTTACAAGACCGTCTTTAACTTCTATCTTTGCGTTAGTCATTAATTCATAACTACCATCTTTCAAGTTGTTTCCTTCCATGTCTTGAACGTTTGTTCCTTCGGTTATCATATTATTCTCAAACCAAATTTTTAACCCGTCAACCGTTTCATTCTTTGACATCTTTACTTCTAAGTGAGAAAGTAAAGCCTCTATAGATAGACCTGTTATTTTTCCTGATTTAATATCATTCCAAACATCAGCGTTATCTATTTTATAACCTTTCATTAACGTACCTACAGGAACATCGAAGCCCATTTTATACGCTTTATCCTGTGGCTTATCTTCAATTATCCAATTCTCAAAACAGAAAATACCATCTGTATTATTGTCTTGGTGCTGTAAGTTAATTCTTGAATCATAACCTAAACGAGATCCGTTAATATGTAATTCTTTGATAGTTTCAGCGTCGAAGAATACTTGTGCTGGCTCTCCTTTTACGTCTTTTCTAAAAATAAGTTTGTTCGGAATTAAAGCAGGTGCATAAATAATTTGCTTTTCGTCGTTCGCAAACAACAAAGGTTTATCTTCTTCACTAGCAAAAGCCATTAATTTTGATTCAATAGCAGGATCTTCAACTAATGATACTCTTAATAGCCCCTTTTTATCTTTATCTTCTAATTTATATGTTTTCATATTGCGTATAAAGCATAAAAACCCTATCCGATTATCTCAGATAGGGTTAATTTATTGATTTTGTGAGTGCTGTATATCTTCATACAGTTGTATTGTTTGTACAAATATAAACAAAAAAGCGTAATAAAATTAATTATTACACTTTTTTTCTCCTTTCTTTTTAAATTACGATTAGATTACAATTCAAATATACAAATTAAGTTTTACCAAATGAATTATTACTAACTAAATTCGCATCTTTTTTTTGTTGATCTGTCATATCGCTAGATACTACATAAGCCTTTACAACTGCCTGCTCTTGTTTCGCTCCTGTAATTGAAGTCGCTATTTGATTTTCACTACTTGCTTGGAATCCTGTTTGTGGTGTTGCACTTGCTCGTGAAACCTTAGCTATATTTTGAGCACCTCCACCTGCTGAACCTACGCCTAATGATTGCAATGCTTTTGTTGTTGCTGCTATGTTTGCCGCTATTCCTAAACCTGCTGATATAGTATTAGTCGTAACTAATGATGCTGCTGCTGCTACTGACGCTCCACCCGTTGGAATAGCTAAAGCTACACCCTCCGCTGTTGCTGCAACGTTTGCTGCGTTTGCTGATATAATAGATTTACCTATTCCTAATGCACTATCGGCTAATATAGCAATCTTTTGTAGTGTTTTATTTTTTCCAGCAATAGCTGTTAACGCTCCTACTATATTATTAGCTAATTCTATTTTAGCATTTTCTAAAGCTTCTTTTTGTTGGAATACTCTCTCTTGTAGTTTTATCTGTTCATCAGCGTAATACTTTTCTAAATCATTAATTACTTTTAATCCCGCTTCTTTTTCTTTTGCACTTACATCGTCACGTTCTTTTTGTGCATCAGCTAATGATTTAAAGAAATCCTTTTCTGCTTGTAATTTAGATTTATTAAATTCCTCAATTTCTTTTAACTCTTTATCTCTTTGTTCTTTTCTCGCTTTTGCTAACTCTTTTTCTCTATCTGCTCTTTCTTTATCTGCCGCTTTTCTTTCATCTGCTATCGCTTTCAGTCTTGCTCTTTCTTCGTTGTCTGCCCTTATTTCTGTTTTACGAATTGCACGCCTATTATTTGCGCTTTCTGCTTGTAAATTATAAAGTGCCGCTTCTGCATCTGCTTGTTTTTGCAAATCTGCGTCACTTGTATCAGACAAACTATTAGCGGTTTTTATAGCTTCTAATTTCTTTTTAGCATTGGCTAATTCTTGGTTAGTTTGCTTTTCTTCTGCTATTCTAACCGCTTCAATTGCTTTCTTTTTATCTGCATAACTAGCCGTTTCATCTGTTATTATTTCTTTGCTTTCTGCTAAATCTCTATTTAATTTTGCTCTAGCAACTCCTAAATTTCTAGTAGCATCTTCTACTTCTTGAAGCATTTTTGCAGCATTAGCAGCTTGTCTAAACTCTTTTTCAACCTCAGCTCCAAAACCTTTAACAGCTTCTTTACCTACCTCTATAGCTCCTTTAAAATCTCCTGAAAAGAACTTAGCTATAGCTTCACCTACTTTTAAAACACGATCTCTTAATATATCAATTACAGCACCTACACCAGCCATTACTTGCTCGAATTTATCAGCTCCATCGTTAGTGCTAGTAAATGCCTTGAATAATAATGCTAACGCTCCTACTATACCTGCTATTAACAATATAATAGGATTAGCTAACATTAAAACAAATTGTTTAATCAAACCTTTTGCTCCTGTAATAGCTGATCCAAAACCACCTCCTAAATCCTCTAAACCTGCTTTTTGTTGTTTAGTGCTTTTAGATAGATTTTGTTGTGTAGAACTTAACTCAGAATTAGCACTTGCTAGGTTTTCGCTTTGATCTACTGATACATCTATAGAAGCGTTTAAACCGTCAATACCTTTCTTAGCTTCGTCTGCGTTCGTGTCAAACGTAATCTTAATTCTTTCTTCGTTATCTGCCATTTTATTTAAATTAAGGATTGCAAACTACTGCAAACTCTGTTGTTATTATTGATCTAGCTGGTATTAATCTACATTCATTTTTTAGTAATCCATCAGCAACTTGTATAACTCCGTTAAGGTCGTAATAAGTCACAGATCCCTCTCTTGCGTTTGGCTCATTACCATTAAAGAAACCTCTGTAGTAAAAATTATAAACTATTGGTTGCTCAGGCTCAGGCTCTACTTCAATAACATCGTCTAAGTACTCGAATGAATTTACAATGTTTAGTAATTTCATTTTAGAGTTACCTGTTGTCACATCTATAGTAGCATCAACAACTGAAAACCTTTGCTCTTGTATAACTATTTCATTTTGCAATCTAAAACCATCAGGTACATTTGCTAATCCTTGCGAAGTCGTAGAAAAGTTTAATGATAATTCACTAGCTGGTAAAATTAACTCGTAATTATAAAGTAATGTATTTGGATTTAAAAACTTTTCTGTTTGCTCTCTATAAAAATTATAATATAAGGATTGTTTAACCGCTTCTTGTATTAATCCAAAACCAAAACTAAATCCTGATTTATGTATAGGCGAAGTTTTAACATAAGAATCTAAACCGCTTGCAGTTACGTTTCCACTTGTGTTGTACGTCTGAACTGCTATCCTATCTTTTTGTGATATAACTTGAATACCATTCGCAAAGAAAATAGTAAGATCTTCGGTGTTAGGTTTATATCTTCTCTCTCCTGTATCTAATATAGTTGGTGAATCACTTGTAAAAGCATAGCTAGTTTTAACCGTTTCCGCTCCTGCTATTGGTAATGATTCTAATATACAAAAATCTGTTTCTACTTTAAACTCACTTAAATTTTCTTCTGGCTTTATTGTTGGGTAAGTTACTTGTCCAAACTCTATTCCTTTTGCTAATAAATAATCAGCGTTAGATTTATACTTACTCGTTTTATGTTTAAAATTATAATAGTTATAATCGTTCGCTATCTCTTTAGGAACTATTCGACTACTTACATATGGCGTGTAGTCAACTTCTTTTTTAGAGTATTGATTTCCTTTAGTAGCTACATCTCTAGGTGTTAACCAAAATAGCTCATCACTATCTGGTGCAGTATCGAATACTGAAATATTAAATACCTTAAAGAAACTAGCTAAAAAGTCAACACATTTTATATTAGGTAATGTTTTAAATAAATCTATTTTTGATAAACCTGTAGCGTCTGAGTTGTTATTATTTAAACTAGATTGTCTGTAGCTTGCGTATGCGGTACTGTTGAATAGTCCAAACTTACCATCTCTATAACCAAACTCTAAACGAACATCACTAGATTTCCAAACTATTGGTATTGCTGAATTTACTTTTAATTTAAAATTTAAAGTATCGCCTACAAAATCAGTATCTTTTACTACTATTGTAACTGTTATATTATTATCTGCATCTGTCCCAGCGCTTTCTTGCGATACTATTACTCCGTTATCTTTCTCTATAGATACATTTATGTTTACATCCTCAGTGCTTTTAACTGATAATACTTTATTAAACACAACTACTATTTTAAAATCCTTATCAAAATTACCATCAAAGTTAGGTACTCGATTTAAAGTGAATAAATTAGTTTCTGTATTTACTGATATAGAATATTTTACTAAAGTAGGTATATGAAATCCGTTTTTAACATCATACCTTTGAATAGTTCCAAAATTATTTATAACATCAAAATATACAGGCTCATTGTTTTCGCTTTTATCTGCGTTGCATAGTATGTACCAATCATTATAATAAGCCTCTTTCTCAATAGGTATATTTATTTTTAAACCATACTTTGCTTTAATTAAATCTATTATTACCCTACCTTGTATCGATGGATTAAGCTCATCAGGTTTTAATACTCCTTCACCTAATGGATCTACATTATTATAAAATGATACATTGTCAATATACGCTAATTGATTCACATTATAAATTTGGAATACTCTTTTATTAGACATTAACGGAACAAAATACTTGACATTTACCCCATTAATAGGCATTGTAGGATGTTGTTTTATAGATTTTAAGCTATTGTAAACCTCATTAGGCAACCAATTAATACTAACGTTATTAGTTGGTAAATCGCTTATTGTATCGTCTCCTAAACGTGTCTTTAACGACTGCATAGAAGTAGTCAAGTTACCTGTATATGATGTTATTCTACCATATTCCTCAGTTATATTAGTTATCTTTAACTTACCTGATTGGTTTAATTTCCCATTAATGTATAATTTACAGTCTAAAGTATTCTTATTTGACTTTAATACACTAACTATTCCGATAAAACCTAACGCTTTTTGATTGTTTAGCGTAGCTGGAAATGTAAAAGCCTGAGAATAAGGAGAGAAAATAGTACTTAAATCTGTTGTATCTTTAAGTGTGTACTTTTTATTTATTGATTCAGATTTAGAAAGGTCTAATCTATTGTATATCAAACCATCTAAAGATACGTATAATTCAGTCTGTAAATTCATTTATCTTAAATTATTGATTCTATCTGTAGTCACTTCAAAACTTAAATCGTAATTAATCTTTTGCTTATCGTTTCTTCTTGTTTTCTTAATGAACGTTTCAGTTGAGCAAGTAACAGGTATCTGTTTAAATGAACTAAAGAAACCTAAGTCCTCAGTAGTTATTGTTTGATTATCTGCTGTGTAAATAGTGCTATCAACTGTTACTACAGTATTATCAACTGTTAAACCTACGTTAGTAATAACAAATGTTTCACCTGTGAACTCAACTAAATAAACTAAAGGCGAATAAATAATTTCTTCTATTTGTTCAGTCATATCTTCTTTTAAAGATCCTGAATTTATTTCGATTGTTTGCTTTGTCTGGGCTATTGATTTAACTGCTGAATGATTTACATTATTGTTAATGCTATTTGAATTTCTGTAAAGTCTAGGATTAGTATTTGATTCTACTTTAGTTGTCTTTGTCACTTTTCCGTATGGTGTAAAGTAATCAAACAAACCTAATCGGTTAATATAAACTACCAAAAAAGAATCTCCTAACTGACACTTGATATCAGTTGGAGTATAAACATTAGATAGTATTATATTCTCACTTGTACACTCTTCTAATGATTTTGTAAAGTCAAAAGATCTCCTATAATACTTTATCTTATCAGTATAGTTTCTATCGTAGTTAATAGGTATTAATCCGTTATAAGGTTGTGTATCAAACACAGTTCCTACCTGCTCAAAATCATATCGATAACCACGTGTTGCAAAGTTTGTAAGACTTTCGTATTCTGTTTCTACTTCTCCATCATTATTAGTGACTGTATGTTTAGTTTGCCAAAATACACCCTCTCCTACTGCTGTGGGTGTTTGATCTCCTGCTATCCATGCAAACCTTGTATTATTAATTTCTGCTGCTAATAATTCCGCTATTTGAAAAGATACGTAATCATTTTCAAATGATGCTTTTTCTGCTTTAAGAATGTGACGAGGAGAAACGCTAGGCTCGTTTAAGTTACCGTTCCAAATGTATAACTCAACTGATACAGATTTAATAGTATTATCAGCGTTGTAATTTCTAAATCTAATATTAACAGGCGAACCTACTAAATATATCTGATCTTCTGTGTTTATTATCGTTGGTGTTATCATCCTCTAAATGGGTATAAAATACTTTCTGTTAAATCTTTTTTTATAATCTCTATTCCCTCTGGTAAATGTTTTTTAACAGCAATTAACAAAGCATCTGTTTCGCCTGTCTTTTGTCCTGCAGGTCTAACATCTCTACCATAAGCAAGTTGAAACATTGTTAAAGTCGTATCAGGTTTAACAGCGTAGTTCTGAGAGTTCTTTAACGCTCCTGTCAATACTCTTGTTGTCCTTCTCGATTCTTTGTATATCTTTTCTCCTAAGATATTAAGATTCTTTTTAATAACTTGATCCGCTTGTATCTCTAATTTAGTTCTTCTCTTTGCCATTTATTAAACCTTTTAAAAAGTTTCTTATTCCTCCAATACCTAAACTTTTTGGAGTGGTTGCTTTTGTCGCATTTGATACACTTGCTCTACCGCTGGCTGTTGCCCTCACTACTTGATAAGGTTGCCCGTTATCATCTGTATAAATTAATTTCCAAGCAACTCCACTAGGCATTAATGCCTTTATATTTTCTTCTAAATCAGAGTTATCACCGAATTGACCGTAAAATACTTCTGTAAATGTTGGAATACCTTTTAAATCAAACACAAAAGATATAGACCTCTTTAATCTTCCTGTATCAACTTTCGAAGATGCTTTTGATTTAGACACTATATCTCTACAAATTGTATTTAATTCTGATCTAATATACTCCACAATAACCAGTGTTAGGTAAACCAAGTGTTATATCAAAAACAAATCCATCTAAATTAGCCACACCATACTCTGATAAAGATCTAATAGAGCTTAAATTTTCAATAGTCAAAGGTAAATCTATTTCCATTCGTCTGATATAATTAATGAACTTATTACATATACTTTCTGTATCTGCCAAGTTGTCAATGTAGTTACTGTCCTCCATTAACTTAGAAGGCTTTAACTTTCTATTACTATCTCTCTGCTGCAACACATGAATCGTAAAGTTGTAATTATACAAATCATTAGTATCTACCTTATCGATAAAATTAATAGCCACTAACGGATATATATTTTCTTTCTTAGTGTCAACTATTGAACGATCATTTAATGTAATAGTATTAACCATTTCATCATATTTAAATCGTTCAATTACGTATAATGTTATTGCGTTTATCATTTAATATTTTCTACAAATTTCTTTCTTAATAAATACTCACCCCAATATAAAAAATCAGTTAATTTCATTTGCATTACATCAGGTACTTTTAATATGTCGCCTTTGCAAATCATGTAAATTACTTCTACATATCCCCCGTAATCCTCTGCGAACTCTTGCCTATAATCATCTCCGATCGTTGGCTGCTGTTGTTGTGATTCCGTAGGCATTTGAGGAGGATTGTAAAGCCAATAATATGTTTCTTTAATTTCGATTAACTCCTTAGTTATTAATTCAATACATTCTAGTACTTCCTTTTCGCTTGGATTATCTTTCCCTAACAAAAGTAAGTAAAATTTATCTAAGTTATCGAAATTATTATCTATTATTTCTTTATAGTAATTCTCAAAGTCAATAAACTCACCAGCTTTTAAATCTGTTAACTTATGCATAGTGTTTGCGTTGGGTTTAATTCATCATCATAAATAATATATCTAACAGGATCAATAGCGTGGTTTTTCTTATCTATAGGGTATTCTATTTTTCTTTTATCCCAACAATAATTATTAAGTTCATCAATCAAATCTAAACTATCAGGGTCTACTATTAAGTCCCATTTCAGCATTGACTTAATACCAGCTACAACACTAGACCCATTTAAACCTCCACCTTTGTAACACTTCTCTATATTCAAGCCTAATGCTTCTAATCGTGATATATCATCAATCTTTGCAGCATCAGCAATTATTAAATTTAGTTTAGCTATTGTTTTAATTTGGTCTTGTATATCCTCGATTAAAACTCCTGATTTATAAATATGCTGCTTTAAATATGCTTTGTTATTTTTTCTATCTAATGCTACCTCAACTAAAGTAGTAGGATCAACAAATCCAAAGTCCATCCCAAAGGTACTAGGTAGGTTATCAGGATTAAAAGCACCTATCTCATAATCAAATATAACTCCCTCTGCTGTATCTCTGAATGAACCTGCAATAGTATTTTTGTAGTTCTTAGCATCTTTAATTACTTTCTTTGGTAACTTATCCTGTTCTTCTTTTGTTAGTTTAGAAAACATCTCATATACTTCACGTAACCTTTCATATTCATTCCAGTTATGCGGTGCCATATTTTTTTTACCGTTATCTCTGTAGGTAGTATGAATGTACATTATATTTCCACGAATACCGTTAAAACCATCAGGTATTCCTTGATAGAATTGATTATAAAGCATGTGATCTTTAGTAGGTGGATTGAATACAATAATAGATAAACATCTTACATCTGTAGCTCTTACTGATCTCTTTATCTTTTCCCAATCATCATAATCATTTAACTCTTCACCTTCTTCTGTTACGAATATAGAATATCCTTCTAATGATTTTAATTTTGCGGTCTGTTCACCGCTTGAAGTCTTTTGACCTGTAATAGATAATAAGCCTTTATTATGCTTTGACGTGTATTCGTTGTTAGCAAAGTTAAAATCATCGCTTAATCCTAATAATTCAAGCCTTGAATCCAATGCCTTAGTGATAGAGTTACTTGTTGAACTCATTGTATAACGAGTGAACAAAATTCTATGATTATAATCTGCTGCTGCTGTAGGTAAAAAGCAAGTGGTCGCAAAAGTTTTACCACTATCACGACCTCCCGAAATTAAAACTATATCAACTTCTGGAAAATATCCATCTAATAATCTAAACAATGGATCGTACTTGTCTGAAAATTTAATCTCGTCTGACAAAGGTTATCTTTTTTGGTTCTCTTTCTTTTGGTGTTGTATCGGTAACATCAACTGACTTTAAAGTAGGCACGCAAAACTTAGATAGTTCAGTAATTGCTTTTATTCTTTCCTGCGGTTTAAGTAATAACAGATCTTTTTCTATTTGTTCTAAGTTATTCTCAATAAGCAATTTAAACCTATCACGTATATTAACGGTTGCTTTGTTTGGCGTTCCTTTTACACGCCCTCCTAACTTTGGTTCTCCCTTTGGTCTTGCCATACTAAAAAAATACTACAATAGTATATATTGATACTACAAATATACAAATTTATTTAATAAAAAAACCACCCTAATTAAAGGATGGTTTAAAGAAACTGTTACCAGTCATTGTAATAGATGCTATCCATTACGATCAACGAACTAACCAAAAACTATATTATGAATGTGCTAATTTACACTATTTTACATTCAAAACCAAATTCTTTTAGTTTTTCTTCTGCTTGTTGTTTAGTTAACGTTGGTATTATTGTAGCCCAAACTCCATCTTTAAAAATAAGTCCTGAAGAGTTTATTTCATATAAACAATCTTGATTATTCCATCCATATTTTAAACAAGATCCTTTTATTAAGAAATTATTATCACCAATAATACTTTTAAAATAAATTCCTTCTTCATACCCTCTTCTCTCAGCTTCTTTAATCAAAGCTTCTTCCCATTCTTTTTGAGTTGCTTCTTTTAAAGTATTTGATTCATTTGAAAAATACATATTATTATCAAATTCACCAAAGAAGTTAAAGCCGTAATTTTTCATTCCTTCAACATCTTGAATATAAGCTATGAACTTACTCTTTA